CAGGATACATACTATATCTTAAAAATGTTTAAGAGTTAATTTTACGCTTAATATTTTCCTTTATTTGTTCTTCCCGATTATCTAATATAAATTTAGTTAATTCTTCCGCCAATTTACTATCTTGTTCAAGATTAGAATAATATTTTTTTAATGACAACAATAGTGTTTTTGAATTAATTGACTTTTTAACAACATTTTTTTTATATACAAGTGACCCTCCGGCAATATTAAAACAGTCAATATTATCAGTTTTCATTATTTTAATTAATTCTTCACTAATCTTCTTTTTACCTTCTAATCTTGTCTTAATTTCTTTTTTTAAATTAGATATTTCGGTATCAAGTTTAATCCATTCCTTTACATTTTTTATTAAATTTTCTTTAATTTCCATTAAATTATATTGATAAATTCTTTTATATTATAAGAATATTATATAATAATTTATGAATTTATGATTTTATTATTTATTGTGTAATGTCTCTTGCAATACTCTTCTTTAAAAACGTGTTTATTACATTTAGTACCTTTATTAACCCCATATTTTAATATAGACACACATAAAAAAGCATTATCATTTGATGGCGGGCAGGGCGGGCATTTTTTTTTATTCATCTTTGAATATTTAGAAAGTAACATATTATTTGAATAATTATTATATGACATTACATATTCGGGGTTAATATAATTTACGCCGTGTGTTTTATCAGGCATTATATCTGGATAATATGGTAAAAGTTGCCCTTGTTTTTTTCTACAATATGGGCATCTTATTTCGTAATATTTTAATTTATCATGATTTCGTTCTTTCATATTATATTTAGTTTTATGATTATAAATATCGTGATATAATGGAATGTAATTAAATTTATGTCCGCATAATAAAGAAACGTGGTTGTCTGTTAATTTATTATTAGTTATTAGGCATATATCTTCGCACGCATCTATTAAATCTGTCTCGGTGGGTTCAAAATCATTTTTTATTTTTAATAATTCAGAATAAAAATCAATATTATCCTCTATGTTATATTTCATAATATATTAAATTTGTTAAATATCTTTATATATATTATATTTATAATTATATGAAACCTGAAATTTGGGGTCCTCCTATTTGGTTATTTATTCATGCATTAGCATCAAAAATAAAAGATGAAATGTATGTTTCTATAGGTTATCAATTATTTAATATTATTAAACGAATAACAGCATTTTTGCCTTGTCCTCATTGTTCTCAACACGCAACTAGTTTTTTATCCAGTATTACTCCAAACACTATTAAAACAAAACAGGATTTAATTCGCGTATTATATTTATTTCATAATTCAGTGAATGTTAGAAAGGGTAAAACTTTATACAATTTTTCCGAATTAAACATTTATGAAAATACAAATCTTCAACAGGCATATAACAATTTTCGTAAAGTTTATCATAATAATGGAAATATGAATTTATTAGCAGAAACTTTTCAAAGAAATTTAGTTTTAAAAGATTTAAAAATATGGTTAAGTCAGCATTCTAATAAGTTTGATTACTCAAATAAACCCGATATACCTAAAATTGAAACGGTTGTGGCGGATGCGGTGGCGGAGACGACGACTGAAACTGTATTGCATTTAGAAGTAATTGAAATGAAAAATGCAAATAGTAATGATTAATTTTATTGAATACTACTTCCCAATAATTCGCCATTTTTATATACAGAACATTTAAATGTTTGTTTATTTGGCATTGAACAAACTTCTTTATTGCTTCCACTAGTTAATTCATTAATAAATAAAAGTTGTTGTGTTTCTTTATTTCTAAACAGCAACACCGTAATCACAATTCCTAATAAAGAACCTATTAAAAAATTTACTGCCGCCTCCATCATGTTTATACACTTAAAAACTCGTTTAACTGTATATTCAACCAATACCCCTATTATAAATGCAGATACAATAACTACATTTACATTCTTATACATATACATTGGCAAACAAATGTAAAAAAATGTAAATGAAAAAATAGCAAGACTATACGTATCATTTCCGCCCCCATTATCTGTATTTGAAAATATACTTGTATAAACAGAGTCGCATATTGCATATCTTCCTTCTGTTTTGGTTGCTTTAAAATTAAATGCTTTATAAATACACAATCTAACAAATGTTAATGCAAAAATAAATGCTAAATAAATAAACCCTTTATAATTTTGAAATATGATAGAATAAATCATAATACTAAAAATGAGAATGAACGGTGAAAAAAAGGAAAGGTATAATAATATAAATAAAGGGTCGTATAATTCTAATGGTTTAAAACTTGATTGGGCTGAGTTATATTGAAGGGCCATTATATAATAAATTATTATATTAATAGTTTATGAATATGTGAATATGTTTTCATTAAATACTTTATTTTTCAAGTATTAACATAAATATTTCGTTAATGGTTGTCACACTATGAAATTTAATATCTTTAATTAAATTATTGTTTTTATATTTTTCAATAAAAGTTTCATAATCTATTTTATTATCCACCGGAAATATAAATTCCTTTATTCCCGATTTGATACCACCTAAAATCTTTAATTCTAACCCTCCAATTTCCATTATATCTCCTTCCATATTCATTTCTCCCGTAACCGCAAAATTATTTTTTATTTTTATATTATTAAGCAAACTGTATATTACTACGGTGACTGCCGCCAAAGCACTTGGGCCATTTTTTTGCGTAGAACAATCCGGACAATGTATATGAACGCCATAACTTGATATTTTGTTTTTTTCAATATGTATGTTTTTATTTATCTCGGTGGTTAGGTCCCACGCCATTGTTAATGCAACATTCATAGATTCTCTCATTACATCCCCTTGAGAACCAGTTAATTTTAATTCTAAAAATGAATTGCTTGGAAAAAATTTGGCCTGTATCGGAAGAGACCCTCCATTTCCTTGTGAGTTCGCCCACAACCCATTTATTAGCCCAATGGTGCTTATATTGTGTATCTGTTTAATATTTAACGTTTTTTTATTTTTTAAATAGGTTTGTTTAATGTCATTAATCGTAACGTGAATTGGCAACTCCTTTTCAGCCATCATTTTTTTTAAAGATAACATATTTATTTCACCGATAATGTCAAAGATTACTTCTTTTAATTTTCTAACACCCGACTCACATGTATATTCTTCTATGATAAATATAATAGTTTCATCACTAATATATATTACATTCTCCAATCCCATTTTTTTATATATTTCAGGTAAAATATATTGGTTGGCAATTGTAAGTTTATCATTTATGGAGAGATTGTTAAATTTAATTCTGTGAATTCTATCTAGCAATATTTTATCTATTAATTCAGGGTCATTATAAGATAAAATAAACAGGGCTTTTGATAAATCTAATTTTATTCCATAAAAATATTTATCTTGAAAACTATCATTTTGTGACGAATCTAATAGGTGGGTTAAGATACCAATTATTTCCTTTCCTTGTTCGGTTTTACTGATTTTGTCAATTTCGTCAATAAATATAATAGGGTTCATACATTTTGAGTCAATTAATGTTTGAACTATAATCCCCCAAGTAGAATTTGAATATGTGTAATTATGGCCTTGTAAAGTGCTTCCATTACTATCTCCCCCAATTTGTATTAAAGTAAATGGTCTAGATTTTCCATTATCATCAATCAAGCAATTGGATAATCCTTTTTTAGCCAGTGTTGTTTTCCCAACTCCGGGCGGGCCTTCAAACCCAAAACAATAACCAGTTTTTTCGCCATTAATCCACTGGCAAATTATTTTCTCTATTTGCGTTTTTGCGTTATCGTGGGCATATACCGATTTATTTAAAGTATTTCTAATATTACAAATGTAAGATTTTATAATAGTAAAATTATCTTTAATGTTATAAAAATTCAATATTTTTATTTCATTTTCAATATTATTTAGTAAGATATTGAAAATATCCTCCCGTTCCTTCTTACAATAATACATCATTTTTATTATATTATTTTTCAATGATTTATTATTTGATAACTTTTTAAAATCAATATTGTATAACAGTATAAATTTATTTACAACATTTATTAAA